TGGATAGAGGAACTTGACGGTAAACGCGCCGACCGTATCCGCGCGCTTGGGCCGGCGCGGGGCGAACGCATCGCCGTCCGGCTCTTTCTGGGCGGCGATGCGGGCAGACTGGCTGGCGCGGATCTCGCGCGCGACACCGCGCAGCACCTTGCGGCGCTCGGCCGCGCCGACCTTGCGCAGCAGCGTGCCGGCAAGCTGCTCGATGTCGTCGAGGCCGTCGCTCATGCCGGGATCGTGGTGACGATGTCGGCTCGGTCATCGTCCAGGTGGAGCTGGCGCAGGATCACGCCGCAGATCCCTTCGAAGCGATCGGGATCGGCGGGCAGATCGTCGAGGTGGCGGACCTCGTAGCCGCCACCGTCGCCGGGGACGACGGCGACCCGTTCGGTAAGCTGGAGCGTGATCGACAGGTCGACCGCGTCATCCTGGAGCAATTCGGCTTCGAAGGTGAACGGTTCGCTGTCGGGCTTGGCGAGCAGATCCGGTTCGGCTTCCGCGATCCATGCCAGCAGCGGCACGACGACGCTGTTCCGATCGCCGGCATAGTCCTGGATGACCAGGTTGGCGGTGTAGCGATATTCGAACGACAGGCTGGCGCCGACACGGGCGGCGATGCGGCCTTCGTCAACGTAGAGGGCGAGCCGCTCGGGCGAGCTGGCGAGGCCAGGCACGGCGCGAAGGAGCAGGCGGCGGAGTTGTTCGGGCTTGCGCATCGCCGGACGATCAGGCGTCCGCTGGCGGCAGGCAAGGGGGTCGTGTTGTGGCGGTGGCCCGGCACGCGGCCGGGCCACCGGCCGGATCAGGCGAAGGCGACGGCCGCGCGACGGCGACGAAGGGCGTAGCCGACCATGCCGAACCCGGCGAGCATCAGTGCCCAGGTCGCAGGCTCTGGCACGGCCGCCGCGGTGACGTTGAACACGGTGCCGACATTAGCGGTCGTGGTGAAGACGGTGCGGATGCCGGTGAAGGTCGGCGTGAGGGGAGTAAAGGCTTGAGCCGACACCAGGTTCACAGCAGACAGGAAGCCATTGGTGTTGAGGATCTTCGCGCCAAAGCTGACGAGGCCGTCGTCCGACCGTCCCGTCACGATCGTCTCGGCATCAGTCAGCACGCTATCCGGCGCGAACACCTCGAAGCCAACGCTTCCACGACCGCCGGGCGCCGAGCTAGCAAAGGTGCAAGTACCGTTGGTGCAGCGATAGGTGTCGACCGTAAACGAACCGGAGGTGCCGGTGATACGCAGCTGAACAGCAGCCGAAGCGGGCGAAGCAGCCGCCACCATGCTCGCAGCCGCGAGCGCCAGACTATAGCGCATGAATTATCCCCTTTGATTAATCCCGCGTTCATTAGGTGTGATGGTGGTGCTGTCTAGGGGTAAATCCGTGTCTGAAACCTGGGGGTGTTCCGTTTTGGTAGCGGCACATCGTGAAGCGCCAAATCCTGCGCGAGGACAAAACGCAATGTCGTTGACAAGGTCGCAAGCGGTGGGATTTTGTGGCGGTGGCCCGACAAGTGCCGGGCCACCGGCCGGATCAGGCGAAGGCGACAGCCGCGCGACGCCGGCGCAGGGCATAGCCGGTCATGGCGAAACCGGCGAACATCATCGCCCAGGTGGCGGGTTCGGGGACGGCGCTGGAGAAGCCCGCAAAATAGCTGAGCCCCCGCTCCCGGGTGTCGACCGGCAGCAACTGCACCTTGGTGACAATGCCGGTGTATTCGACGTAGCCGAATTGCCGGCCCTGCGCGCGGAAGGTCGCGGTGCCGCCACAGGTAGTCGCGATTTCGCCCACCGTTGTCGGCAGCAGCGCGGACGGATTGCTGAAGCACGCTGAAAATCCGCCCTCGACATAATCGTAGCGCGTACCGAAAGACATACCGGTGGTGCTGGCACCGATGCTGGCCGCCGACCCGCCATAGCCCTGCGAGACGCCTGGCACGGTGAATAGCGGTGCAGAGTCATCGAGCAGGAAATTGAAGATCAGGTCGGTGAGGGCATAGGACGTGTAGGGATTGGGCGCGAAGACGCTGCCGATCTGAATGCCGGTCCCCTGGGTGTGAACGGCGAACAGGCGCGCGGCGCCGTTCGCTTGTGTCGAGCACAGGATAGTCGCCGCGCACAGCGCGGCCTTTCCAAAAGTCATAACGAAATCTCCCTGAGTTGCGGTTTTCCGCTGGGGGTGGGATGCGTGAGAGGGTTGCAGCAAGTCAAGCCGCGGCCTTTACTTGGTTGATCTTGGTCAACCAGACATCCCATACCGGGGCACCGGGGATCGAGCCGGTGGCATAGCGCGGGTGAGCGACATGAACGCGTAAGCCGTATTTGTCGTGGTGATTGTCGGCATACCAGCGATAGGGACCGCCCACCGTTTGCTGCCAATCGTCGAGCTGCTCCTTGGCCAGAACGCCAGCCAAGGCCGAGACCTGGAATTGGCCATGGAAAAGATCGTTGCCGGCGTTCTCCTGGCCGCCTTCATACGTGCCGAAGGCCTTGCCCTTGGAATGGGCGTAAGCCTGATGGTATTTGGCATTGTCGTGTTCGAACCGGTACGACGCCCGCGCCCGCGCCATGTACGTATCATTGTCCCAGACGCCGGTCGCCTCATTGAGGAGGCTGGTCGGCTTGATCGCGGCGTAGCTGGCGATGTACGGCGCGACTTCGAGCCGGTCCCAGGCATCAATCGCCCCCACCGCCGATTCACAGGCGGTGACCTGGTTGCCCCTGTTGCCGCCCTGCACACAGATCGTCCGGATCAGCTTGTCGGCGACGCCCTCGGCAAGGAATTCCTGCCGGACCCAGCCATTCAGGCCCAGCCGTTCGACCTGGCCATAGCTGTGGTATTTCATCGAGACATCGTGCGGCGTCTCCCCGACGAGGCCGAGCGCAGTGCCCTTCTCGATCGCGATGCCGTGCGACCCCTGCCCACTGTTCCAGATTTCGTTGGCCCATTCGACCACGACGTTAAGGCCAGTGCGCTTGGCCCATTTCGCGCACTTGCGCGCTTCCGCCCGAACGTTCGCCTCGGTCGCCTGGAAGGGCAGGTTGATCCGGCCCCAGGCGCCCGTGTACTCGCAAAAATCGAGGATATCGTCGACGCTGATCCCGGTCAGGGCGTGCCGATCGCCGGGCTGGGTGACGCGGTCGATCACGAACTGATGGATGTGGACCGTGCGCTGGCAGTCCATGAACCGATAGACGTCATAGTGCTGGTGACCCATCACCGCCTTCAGCTCGTCGAGATAGGGCAGATCCCAGAAGCCCGGCGATACCGGCGTGCCATCGGCATTGATCGGGCGACAGTCATATTCGCTTGGCCAGTTCACGCCTGATCCGGTCGGCGTAATTTCCGCCCAAAGGAATTGCGCATCCTTGAGGGTGGCACCATTACGGATCAGCTTTTCCAGCGACCAGTGATAGTCGAAGTCGATCCAGCTATAGTCCCCGCTGCTGCCCGGCTGCTGATTGACCGCCTGGCCATCGCCATTGGAGACGAGGCGGCAGGTGGCCTGCCCCTTCCATTTCCACCGCATCCGCTGGCCCGGAACGCGCGGGACATTGATGAAACAGGCGCCTTGGGTGACGGTGCCCTCGACCAATTCACCCTTGTAGGTAAGCTGCGCGTTCTCCGCGAAGGCGGGGCGCAGGCTTTCCTCGACCCGCGCCATCGCGCGTGACCGCCAGTCGTCCATGCATAGGTGATTGGCCAGCGGCTGATTGGCGTACCAGTCACCCGGCTGGGTCACATTGACGGTGAAGAGCATCGGCGATGCCCACATCACGCCGGTCAGCAGCAGCGTGCGGGCCGAGGTGAGCAGCGACAGGCGCATCGACAGCGGCACGCCGCGCTTGTCGACGGGGATGGTGGTGACCGACTGCACCCGGACGCGACCGGGGGCGATATACTCGACGATCTTGGCGTGCTGCTGCGCCACGATCACGGTGCCGGACGATTCGAACGCCTGGAGGTCGAGATACTCGTCCTGCGTGGTGTAATAGTCGATCACGGCCTCGATCGTGCCATCGGCCAGCACGGTCTGCGATACGACCGTCAACGGTAGATAGTTGATCTGGTAGGCACCGCCCGTGACATGATTCAACGGCGTCGGTGATATCAGCCGGATCGCCGTGCGATCGGAGTCGTAAACATTGGGCGCGCGCGCCAGTATATCCGACTTCGACACGGTCGCGCGCACGACGGCGCCGCGCATGATCTGCAAATCGCCATTGGGCAAGATCGACAAGCGGAGAAGCCCCAGATCCGGATCGCCTACCTGACCAATCGCGATCGGATCGCCGATCCGCGCATATTGATTGCCTGGGACACCATAGATGCCGACGAATGCAGAATTTTCCAGCTGCACCGTCAGCGGCACGCCTGTCGGTCCGACGTGCAGCATGGCCCGCCAGAACACATCCTGCGGCTGAAATTCGATGAACTGGGCGAGGTCTGCCGTTTCAAGCACTGTCGTATCGGCCGTGGTCTGGTCGACGATACGCGGGTCGCTCTGCGCTGGCGCCGGACGTGAGGCGAGCTGGACGCCCGGTGAGGGCGTCGGGGTGGGCGTGGGAGTCGGGGAAGGGGTAGGAGCGGGGGTAGGCGTCGGCGTCGGGGCTGGCGTGGGAGCCGGGGTAGGCGTCGGCGTCGGCGTGGGCGTCGGAGCCGGCGTGGGCGCGGGCGTCGGGGCCGTCACCGGGGTCGCGGTGCCGCTGCCCAGCGCCATGAAGGTCAGATCCTCGACCACGCTGCGGCCATCGGCGACACTCTTGGCAACGCGGATGCTGTAACCGAAACCGCTGACCGCCGGCGCGGCGCGGCGCACGATCGCGTTGCCGACCAGCGCAAGCTGGGGCGGGACCGCGCCGATCGCGAGGTAGGTAGTGACGCCCGCGCCCATGCCTTCGAACGGGTCGGACAGGTGCGCGATGACCGTGCCGATCGTGTCGTCGGTAGCGAAGGTCTGGCGCGGCGGGCGAGTGACCAGCACGCCGGCGGTGCCGAGCAGGGCGACGACTGTACGACGGAGGAAGGACAGGGACATCGGGTCAGATCCTGAAAAGGCGTTCGAGCCGCGCCCACAGGCGGGCACGATCGAGAAGGGGGTTCAGCCAGTCGGTGAGGGCGCAGTAGCGACCATCGGACGGGGGGCGGTGGTGCTGGGCGTGCTGGCGCACGGACTGGATGATGCCGATGTCCTGAAGCGCACGGCACCAGCTGCCCGCCGGCGGGGCGGCATGGGTGCGGTAGTGAACAGCGGCGGTGAGCATTCCGCCGGCGGTGGCGCTGGCCCAGATCCACGACGGACCGAGCAACGCCAGCCAGAACAGCGACACGGTGCCAGCGGTCGCCCAGGTGGTGCCGTGGCGCACCCAGATGCTGCCGGCGAGGAAGGCGACCGGATCGAGGTGGTGTCGACGGTTGGCGACCACGACCAGGCGGCCGAGGAACGGCGTCGCCTCGGTCAGCACGCGATCCTCCAGCCAGTGCGCCACGCCCGACAGGAAGTCGGCGACCAGCCAGCCGGCGAGCAGCTGCGCGACGACCAGGAGGATCGCGTCGATCACCGGGGCGCGCTCCCGCAGGTGCCCGGCGCATTCCAGTCGATCAGGCGATCGAGCTGCGCGGCGTTGGCGCCGAACGCCTTGGCCAGGCGGATGATGCCGGCGCGGATCTTCGTCGGGATCTGCGCGACCAGCGCGGGATCTTCGGGCAGGCCGGTGGGGCGATCGGCGCAACGCAGCAGCTCGGCCGGGGGCGTGTCCTTCACCTTCACCGCGACGGGCACCGGCACCTCGACCTTAACGGGCGGGCGCGGCGCGCAGGCCGGCAACGCCGTTGACAGCAGCAAACCAGTCGCGATCGACCAGATTGGTCCGTTCAGCTTTCGCATCGGCGATCTCCATTCGTTGGGCGGCGGAACGGGCGGCCTCGGCCGCAGTGCGTGCCGCCTGGTTGTCGGTGAGCTGGCGCGCGTCGTGATCGGCGAGCGCCTGGGCGAGGGTGGCCGCGGTGAGTTCGTCGGTCTTCGCGCGGAAGTCGGCGAGGCCGGCGACCTTCAGGTTGCAGGCGACGCCGCGCCCGACCTTGCCGGTGGCTTCGAACGGCTGGCCGGCGCGGGCGCAGATGACCTCGACCCGGCGCAGCAGATCGTCGCGATCGGTGCGGACATGGGCGGCCTCGACGTACAGCCAGGCGCCGATCGCGGCGACGACCAGCAACACGACGAACGACACGTTCGCGGTGAGCTTCGCCCAGCCCCCCGCAATGAGGGACCGGATCATCGCGGCAGCTCCTTCAGGCAAAGCGCGCGCTCGGCACGCCGGCGGTTGGTGAGGCCGGCGACCACGCGCCCGCCGGCCCGGTTCCACATCAGGAAGGCTTCGCAGGCGCCGCGCCAGTCGCCGGCGTTGAAGCGGCGGGCGACGGTGGAGCGGCAATAGCCGGCGGTGCCGATGTTGTAGGCGAGGCTGATCGCGGCCGAGAGCTGGTTGGGATGGGCGCGAAGGGCCGGGGTGCAGGCCAGCACCGGTTCGGCGTGGCGGATGAGTGCCGCTTCATCGCGCGCCTTGCAGCCCGCCAGCGTCTCGACCATGCCGGGCTTTACGTCCAGCGTTTCACCGTCACAGATCGTCCAGACGCCGACGATGTCCTTGTACGCGACCAGGCGAGGCTTGCCGCCCGATTCCCAGCCGCTGACGAAGGGGGCGACGACCAGGGCCGCTGCCGCGCCGATCGCGCCGATCAGCGTCTTCGCGCCCGGCTTCTTGGCGGGCGCGGGGGTGGGGGTGTAGCCGGGCATTACTTCGCGTCCTTTCGACCGGGGAGGAAGGCGAGCAGGCGATCGAGCAGGCGGCCGGGCGCCGCGCCCAGCGCCTCGCCAGCGCCGTTGATGAATTTCGGGGTCGCGCGGAACGCGATCATGCCCAGCACGAAGCCGATCGCCTGGCGGACATACGGATCGAGCGGTTGCCACGGCCACAGCGCGCCGGCGGCGTTGGTCACGAAATAGGAGACGGTGACGCCGACCATCATCTGCGCGACGCGGCGCGGCCACGACACGTCCGGTTCGAACACCAGGCTGACGATCGTGCCGAGCGCAGCGGGGACAAGCCCGGCCGCGAAGGTGATGGCCGCTGCGCTGGCCTCGTGGAGAAGCTTGTCCATCATCAGTCCCAGAGCTGCACGAGGGGTAGGGTGGCGGTGACGGGCGCCACGCGATCGGCGGGCAGCACGACGACGGTGCCGGCCGGGATCAGCGGGCCGGTATCGGCAAGGCCGGGATTGGCGATCAGCACGTCTGGCAGATCGGCGGGGCCGAGGCCGGCTTCGCGCCAGGCGAGATCGTCGAGGGTATCGCCGGCGCGGGCGATCAGGCGCGTCGCCATCAGATCAGCGCGACGGTGGTGCGGCCACGCTGCAGCATGGCGCGGATGGCATGGGCGCGGTCGCGGCGCAGTTCGCCGATCGATGGGTCCATCGATGCCGCGTTGCGGTCACCGGCGGTGGTCGTATCGATGTCGCGGTGCTTCTCGATCAGCAGCGCCTTGGCTTCGGCATAGATCGCCTGCCGGTAAAGGATGGCGAGACGGGTCTCACCACCGAAGCGGGGGTTCGACTGATCGGTGACTGCATCGAGCGAGGCGGCGCCTGCAGCGCGGCGCGCGTCCGCCCATTCGGCAAGATCGTCGCCGACGCGGATCATCGCGGACAGTATCGCTTCGCGCTGGCGGGCGACGGTGACCGCATCGGTCACCCGCGCCTGGGCACGGAAGGCCGCGAGCGCGATCGGCGGGAACCAGCCGTCGCTGTCGATGATCGTGTTGTCGGCGGCACCTTCGGCCGGGACGACGGACCCACAACAGTCAGGCGTTGCCGCCAGCGCCGACGCGGGGATGATCAGCGTGCCGGTCATGCCAGCCACTCGACGCCGACGATGGTGCCGGTGATGAACAACGCCAGGCCGATCACGGCCATCACAATACCGGTGCAGTGATAGTAGCGGCGATCGGCGTCGGTCTCGACTTCACCGGCGGTGGTGGCGATGACCGCGCCCGTCATCACCAGCCAGACACCAACGGCGAGGCCGGCGCTGGCGAAAGTGGCGATGACGAAAGCGGTGGCGGTCATGATTGGTCCTGGGCGAAGGTTTTCGGGGGTGGGGATCAGGTCAGTGGCGGCCCTGCGACCCGAAGGTCTCCCGCGCTGCGTGATCCGCCCCCGAGCGCCGGGGGGCGAGCTGGTCAGTCGGTGTGCGGTGCAGCGGGTGCAGCCGGCGCGGCCGGTGCGGCCACGGCAATCTTTTCGAGCCGCTTGATCGAGCCTTTGGCGCCGACACGGTCGTGGAGGGTCTGGGCGCGGCGCAGCGGATCGAGCGCGCGAAGCGCGGCGTCACGCTGTTCGGTGCTGCCGGGCGCGGCATCGTCTGCGGCCCGCATCAGCTCGACGCCGATCGCCTTCATCAGCTTGGCGCGGATCTCGTCATGCATGTCGTCGCCGTCGGTCAGCAGTTCGACTTCCTCCAGCACGTCCAGGGGGAAGGTGCGGCCGGCATTCTGTTCGCGGATCGCGACATCGGCGATCTCCTCGACGATCAGGGCAGGCGCGCTGCGTTCGTACCGGGCGGGCAGCGGCAGGCGGTGGCGCAGGACGTGCGCGGCCAGTTCCAGTGCGCGCGGCCAGTCGCCGGTGTCGATGCTCCAGATCATGATGACCGGCAGCACCTCGTCGGCGACCGCGACGCCTTCCTCGCGCGCGATGCGCAGCATCCCGTCGATCCAGTCGCGATATTCGGGCAGCATCTCGCGCTTGGCGGCGATCTTCAGCTGGATCGACTGGATCTCCTTCAACCGGCGCAGATCATGCTGCAGGCGCAGGCGAACCGTGGCGGTGACGGGATCGATGCCGACAGCGAGCATCGCGCCGGGATCGGTTTCGGACGCCAGCACCGCCTGGGTGAGGCGGTGCGTGCCGGCTGGCGTCATCGCGGCCGGGTGCGTGACGCTGGGGACGTGCCCGGAGATTGGGGCGGGGGCAGGTTGTCCGCCCTCCACGTTGGCGGCGATCGGGGTTGGGGAAGTCGCGGCTTGTGCGGCGCGGTCCCGGTGTAGGCGAGCGGGGCTCATGATCGTTCCGAAACGGGAGGGCGGACAGGGCGGAGGGCGGAAGGTCGTTAGACCTTCGGCCCAAGCTCGATGTTCTCGATCAGGCAGGCTTTGCCGTAATCCTCGACCATAAAAGCGTCGTTGATGCTTTCGTAGTTCTCGATCTGGTCGAGGGCCGGCTCGTCCCGGATCTGGCGACGGGCGGTGCCGATCTGCCAGTAGTAGGACAGGTTCTTAAGGCTGGTGATCAGGATCGCGTTCGACGGGAAGAACGGCACCTGCATGGTCGGCTTGCCGCCCAGCTGGCGGCTGGACAGGATGACATCGCGCGCCACCTGCTCGGTCGCCCTGTCGCCGGCCTCGGAGATGATCTTGAAATACTTGTCGTGGACGAGATCGGACCCGACGATCACGACCAAGTCGGTTGCGGTCTTGTACCGCTCGTGCAGCAGGTTCTGGATCGCGTCGAACACCAGCGCGTCGAGATTGACGTAGTCGGCGTTGCCGGTGTCGGAAACGTAGACCTTCAGGTTGTCCTTAGAGCCGTGCGCCATCACGCGGGCCGGGGCATAGCGGCGCATCTTGTAGAGCCAGCCCCAGTTCACGTCCTGCAGCAGCGGGTTGGTGTCACGGTCGGTCTGCGACTTGGCGTCAACGCCGTTGAACCCGATCGTGATGACATCGGCCGACTTCTGGACCAGCACCGCGTCGCGGACGAGCTGCTGGAATTCCGGCCGGTGCGCCCAAGCGTCGAGCAGCGCATAGCCCCAGGCATAGTCATAGTTGGTCTGCTTGCAGACATACTCGTCGATCGCCTCGCTGTCAGCGATCCGGCCAGGCGTGCGGCGGTTGCCGCCGGCGGTGTTGGTGCGCCCGGCGAGCGACCGCGACACGCCGACGCCGACGCGCGCGCCCTGCTGCTGGCTGACCGGTACGACATTGATGCGGCTCATGAAGTCGCTGGTGACGGTGAGCTTGGCCTGCAGGCGCTGCTCGATCACCGGGGCGACGGCGAATTCCTTCAGCTCACCGGGGATGACGGTGAGGCTGGGATCGATGTTGTTCAGCGTGGCGATCTGGCCGACATACTGGTTGAAAAGCAGGCGAGTGCGGGTCTGCATGGGAAGGCTCCGGTGGCGGGGACGGTCGGGGGCGGGCGCTGGCGATCAGCAGTCGGTGACGAAGCCGGCGCCGCCACCGGTCGACAGGGGACGCGCGAAGCTGGTCGACTCCTCGGTCTTGGCGAGCTTGCCTTCCAGCGCATCGAATCGCGTCTCGAACGCCGCCTGCGCATCGGCGATGGGCTTGATCGCGGCGACCAACTGCTCACCGATCGCGGTGCTGAACGCCTGCACGTCGAACGTGTTGTCGTTCGCCGGAACGGGCTTCGGCTCTTCCTTCGGCTTGGGCGCTTCACCCGTCTTGAACAGGGCGGCGAGGCCGGCGAAGCCCGTCTTGATCTGGTCGGCCAGCGAGGCGCTGTCGGCCGGGAAGCCGAGATCGACCGCGTCGTCGCCGATCGCGCGGACGGTGCCGGGCGCGGTGCGCGAAAACTGCAGGCGTTGGGTCGCGATCGATGCCGGGCTGTCGGTGAAGGCGAGACCGATCAGGCCGACCTTACCGGTGCCGGCGTAATCGTCGGTCAGCTCGACGGAGGGGTAGGGCTTCTGATCGGCCTTGCCGAGCGCGACCAGCTGTTCGTTGGCGTCGATCTGGGCGTAGAGCGCGCGGCGCTGTTCGGGCTTGCCGTCGATCGTGATGGTGTCGGTCTGGGCGCGAACCGCGAAGACATCGCCGTAACCGTTGAACGGCGGCTCGGGGCTGTAGCCCTTCAGATGCTCGACGTTGATGCGTGGGCTATAGGTCTCGGGATTGTGGGTTTCGACGATCTGGTCGATCATCTCGGCGGTGATCGCGCGCTTGTCGCTGATCGTGTTGCCTTCGACGAAGCAACGGAAAAACTTGCTCTTGGTGCCCATCGGGTGCGGTCCTCGGCTCGAACATTCTGGCGGGCGGCGTCGGGCCGCGCTGGAAACCCAGAAAGGGACGAAGCGGGGAACTTTTCCAATAAGGTCTTGTTGTGGCGGCGCTCCCCACAACACGACCACCGTGACGGGCAGGGGGCCACCGGGGCCAAGGTGCGGTCACAATGGACCTGTTACCCCCCGATACCGGCATGGCATTGCCCGCAGCCGCATTCCCGATCCCGGTGGATGCGCAGCGGCAGGCGCGCAGCCTCTACTGGCGCGGGTGGGGCTATGCCCAGATCGCCGACGAGCTGGGGCTCAACGAGAACACCGTCAAATCATGGGGCCAGCGCCACAAGTGGGATGACGCGCCGTCGATCCGCAAGATTGAGGACTCGATCGAGGCGAAGCTCTGCACGCTGATCGCGAAGGATCAGCAGACCGGCCACGACATGAAGATGATCGACCTGTTGATGCGACAGGTCGCGACGCTGGCGCGGGTTCGCCGGTTCGAAGCGCCCGGCGGGCATGAGGGCGACCTCAACGAGAATGTCGCCAACCGCAACGCCGGGCCGCGCAAGGAGAAGGCACCGCCCAACCACTTCACCGCCGACCAGGTCGCCGAACTGAAGCGGATCTTCCACGACGGCAATTTCGAATATCAGGAGCTGTGGTGGGAGCATCGCAGCCAGCGCACGCGGATGCTGCTCAAGTCGCGGCAGATCGGCGCCAGCTACTATTTCGCGCGCGAGGCGCTGATCGACGCGCTGGAGACGGGCAACTGCAAGATTTTCCTGTCGGCGTCGAAGAACCAGGCGCTGGTGTTTCGAAAGTATATCGTCGCCTTCGCCGCCCGCGTCGGGGTCAAGCTGAAGGGCGACCCGATCGTCGTCACGTCCGACCTGGTCACCGATCAGGACAAGCCGACCGAGCTGATCTTCCTCGGCACCAATGCCCGCACGGCGCAGGGCTATAGCGGCGACTTCTACTTCGACGAGTTCTTCTGGACCTACGGTTTCGAGGAATTGAACAAGGTGGCCCGCGCGATGGCCAGCCATGCCGGCTATCGCAAGACGTACCTGTCGACGCCGTCGAGCGTGGCGCACCAGGCATACGGCCTGTGGACGGGCAGCGCCTTCAACCGCCGGCGCAAGAAGGCCGACCAGGTCACGATCGACGTGACCTATGAGACGCTGAAGCACGGCAATCTGGGCGACGACCGGATCTGGCGGCACATGCTGACGCTGGAGGACGCGGCAGCGCAGGGCTGCAACCTGTTCAACCTGGCCGAGATCCGCGACGAACACGCGCCCGACGAATATGCCAACCTGTATAACTGCCAGTTCGTTGACGACAGCCTGTCCGCCTTCAAGTTCAACGAGCTGCAGAAATGCACCGTCGACACGATGGTCGACTGGCGCGACATCGAGCCGATGGCGCGGCGCCCGGTCGGCAACCGCGAGGTGTGGGCCGGCTATGATCCGCAGGAAAGCGAGGACGGCGACAATGCGGCGCTGGTGATCGCGCTGCCGCCCGACGGGCCGAACGGCCGGTTCCGGATGCTGGAGCGTCACCAGCTGCGCGGCGCCGATTTCGAGGCGCAGGCCGAATTCATCATCACGACGCTGGCGCGGTACAACTGCACCTATCTGGGGATCGATGCCGGTGGCGTCGGTGCCGGCGTCTATCAGCTGCTGCGCGACCGGATGCGCGGCGTGGTGAAAATCGAATATTCGCTCGAAGCGAAGACCACGATGGTCATGAAGGCGCAGCACACGATCTCGCGCGGCCGGGTCGAATTCGACGCCAGCTGGATCGACCTGCAGTCGTCGTTTCTGTCGATCAAAAAAGCCCTGACCGGCAGCGGTCGGGCGGTCACGTTCAAGGCGACCCGCACCGAAGAGACCGGCCATGCCGACCTCGCCTGGGCGGCGATGCACATTTTCATCAACGAACCCCTCGACGGCAAGGCGCGGCCGAAGACGCGCATGGAGATAATCGGTGGCGAAGACGAAACCCAGGCGGATGTCGGGGATGGATACGAGGGCAGCGGCCCATGGGGCGCTGACCGTTTCGCCGGCGAACGACGGAGCGCGTGGCGGCGCGGTCGAGACATTCGCATTTGGCGACCCGGAAGCCGTCCTCGACCGGCGCCAGCTGCTCGACCTGTTCGAATGCTGGCACAACGGCCGCTGGTTCGAGCCGCCGATCCCGCGCGACGGCCTCGCCCGCGCGTTCCGCGCGTCGCCGCATCATAGCAGCGCGATCCTGCTGAAGCGGAACCTGCTGGTCGCCTCGCTGGAGCCGACGCCGTACCTGTCGCGCGCCACCTTCGAGAAGATCGCCCAGGACTTCCTGATCTTCGGCGATGCCTTCGTCGCGGTGCGGCAGAACCGGCTGGGCGATCCGCTGCGGCTGGAGCATTCGCCGGCGAAATACACCCGGCGCGGCGTCGAGGCCGGCCGGTTTTTCTTCGCGCCGGGCAATATCGAGGAGGTGGAGCTACCCGCCGGCCGCGTGATCCAGATCATGCAGCCCGACATCAACCAGGAGATCTACGGCGTGCCGGAATATCTGAGCGCGCTGCAGTCGGCGCTGCTTAACGAGGCGGCCACGCTGTTCCGGCGCCGCTACTACCTGAACGGGTCGCACGCCGGCTATATCCTGTACGCCACCGGCGACATCGACGAGGCGGACACGGTCAAGCTGCAGGCGGCGATGAAGGCGAGCAAGGGGCCGGGCAACTTCCGCAACATGTTCGTGCACGCCCCGAACGGGAAGGATGGATCGCTGAAGATCCTGCCGGTTGCGGAGGCGGGCGCGAAAGACGAGTTCCTCGGGATCAAGAACACCACCCGCGACGACGTGCTGGCCGCGCACCGCGTGCCGCCCCAGCTGATCGGCGTGGTGCCGGCGCAGGGCTCGGCGCTGGGCAAGGTCAGCGAGGCAGTCGACGGCTTTCACGAGATGGAAGTGCAGCCGCTGCAGGCGCGCTTCCTCGACATCAACGAACAGCTCGGGATCGAAGCTGTCCGGTTCCGGGAGCGGATCACGGCCAAGGCCGCATAAGTTTCTACGTCCGGCGCAAGCCGGGCGGGGGGACCGGGTTGCCGCCCGGATCACCGACGAGGGGAAGCTCGCCACGACCAACGGCCATCGGCCGTCCCGCACCCGGCATGTCGCCGGGCGGGGTCTCTACAAGGCGATGAAATCCAACATGTACAGCATGATTCCTACTCAACCTGTCGCACCGGCTGCGGGCTATATCGGCGGCAAGCGCAATCTGGCCTCGCGCCTGTGCGCGATCATCGAGCGCATCGACCATGACGGCTATGCCGAACCATTCGTTGGCATGGGCGGGGTGTTCCTGCGCCGGCGCAGCCGGCCGCGTGTCGAGGTGATCAACGACGTGTCGGGCGACGTGGCGACGTTCTTTCGCGTTCTGCAGCGCCACTATCCCTACTTCCTCGACATGCTGCGCTTCCGCGTCGCCAGCCGGGCCGAGTTCGAACGGCTGAAGGCAATGCCGGCGACCAGTCTGACCGATCTGGAGCGGGCCGCGCGGTTTCTGTACCTCCAGCGCCTGGCGTTCGGCGGGAAGGTGCAGGGAAGGCACTTCGGCGTCGACAAGACGCAGGGCGCCCGGTTCAACGTCACGAAGCTGGAGCCGATGCTGGCGGACATTCACGACCGGCTTGCCGGCGTCGTGATCGAGCAGCTCGACTTCGGATCGTTCATCAGCCGCTATGACCGCGCCGGGATGCTTTTCTACCTCGATCCGCCCTATTGGGGTTGCGAGACGGACTATGGCCAGGACGTGTTCGGCCGCGACGACTTCGAACGGCTGGCGGCCCAGCTGGCCGGGATCAAGGGCCGGTTCGTGCTGTCGATCAATGACACGCCGGGCGCGCGGGCCGCGTTCGCCGGCTTCACGATCGCTGACACTGAGACGACCTATACGGTTGGCATTGGTGCCGCCAAGCGGGTTGGCGAGCTGATCATCTCGAATGGCGCCATGGAATGACGTACGGCACCGGCGGCCGCCCGCCGCCGGTGCCGTGGCGAATCTTACTTAACATCAACGTCTGGTTGTGATGGTTAGCGGACGTACCGCACAGGGGAACATCGCTCTCGTTTAGGGGAACGTCGGGTTCAAAAATGGCGGAAATGCGCGCTGACGGCGGAGGGTATCTCCGCCGTCATGTCGGATTGTGGTGAGGGGACTGGCCGCTTTCGGAAGCGCAAGCGGTTATAGCTGCCATTGCAAAACTTTAGCCCACCGCACGTCAGATATCGTCTATGCTGGATATATGGATAACGATTCGGCCATCACTGCCTTCGCCGCGCTCGCGCAGGGCACCCGCCTCGACGTGTTCCGCCTACTGGTGCGGCACGAGCCGGACGGCATGGCGGCGGGCGAGATCGCCCGCCAGCTCGACGTGCCGCAGAACACCATGTCCGCGCATCTCGGCATCCTCGCGCGTGCCGGCATCGTT